CCACTCGCCGTCGACCTTCTCGATCTCGATGTCGTCGTTCTCGTCGGTGAGCCGTCGGCGCATCTCCTCGGCGCTCGACTCCGAGGCCCCGACCGCGTCCGCCCATGCCTGATAGCTCGGCTGTGGGAGTGCGTCGAGATACTCCTCTTGGCGTGCTGTTAGCTCACTCATTTACGGTCTCCTCGGTCCACCCGGCCTTGCCCAGGAACTCGTCAATCGTCGCGCCCTCGCCCACGCCGGCCGCGATTGCGTTGTCGTAGACGATGGCGACGTCGACCGACCAGTCGGCGAGGTCGCCCACGGTGTTGTTGGGCGAGCCGCCGTCGTCGAAGTACGCCTTCACGGTAGACATAAAGTCCCCGCTCATGAGTACACCTCGATGCCGCCCGGCACCGTCTCGACCTCGACCTCGATGTCGCCGGCCGCGCCCGGGAAGTCGGCCTTGCTCGCCGGGAACGCCTCGGTAAACGTATGTCTCTCGTTCGGGTGGACCACGTGCCGGCGGAACCGGTCGAGGTCCGGGAAGAACTTGCGCTGTGCCTCGCGCTGGAGCTCGACGAGCCGCTCCATCGTCACGCCGCCCTCCGTCTGCTCCTTGAGCCACTCGCACGCCTCGGTGGTGCGGTGGTCGTCGGGGCCGATCCACTCGAACACGGCCTCGCCGGCCACGCCCAGGTCCTCGTACGCCTCCTCGGTCGCGCGGTTGAGGACGCTGGCCGACTCGGTCCGCATGAGCGAGTCGGCCGTCTCGGGCTCCACGTCGAAGCGCTCCTGGAACTCGTTCGAGAGGCCGCTGAGCGACCACCCGTCCGGCTCGCTGAGCCGCTCCTCGAGGAACTCGGCCACCTCGTCGGGCACCTCGATGTCCTCGAATGCGTCGAACACGGCGCCGTCCTCGATGACCTTGCTGATGAGCTCGCGGACCCGCTCGGGCACTCGCTCGTCGTCCCAGAACGGGTCGGCCTTGGTCTCCTCGTCGGCCCAGGCGATGTGCCTCATTCCGTCGTGGAGCTGCTCCGCCGCCTGCTTGAGCTCGGCGTCGTCCATCGGGTTGTCGTCGCCCTCCGCGGGGTCGTCGGTGTCGGCGCCGAACAGGCCGCCCATGCCGCCCTCGTCCTCGCCCTCCTCAAACTCGCCGTCGTCGATCTCCAGCTCGCCGTTCTCGAGCCTGGCGTCGAGGCCGGCGCCGACGGCGTCCTCGCCGACGCCGATCTTCTGCTCGAGCTTGTCGAGGTCCTCGTCCTGCGGCGGGACAAATGCGATCTTCCAGTCGTCGAAGCCGAGCAGCTTCATCAGCTCGTCGAGCGGCCCGGTCGCCAGGTCGTACTGCGCCGACGCGATGTGCCGGTCCGTCACCTCGAGCTGCAGGCCCTCGTTGTTGAGCCCTCCCGAGTCCTCGAGCTCCGAGTCGAACACGTCCGTGACGCCGAACTGCGTGCGGATGTCCGACTTATACGTCTTCTTGATCTCCTGGTTCTGCCCGAGGAGCTCGTCGTCCATCATGTCGATGACCTGCATCTCCGGCGTCGACTGGCTGTTCGACGCGTACTCGTTGACCATGATCTTGTTGGCGTACAGGTTCTCGTCCGCGTCGTCCTGGGACCGCTCGAAGTTCCGCTCCCAGGCGTCGGCGTTCGTCGTGTGCACGACCATGAACTTGTTCGGGTACTTGTCGGAGTTGGGGTCGTAGAACGCTCCGGCGTACACGTCCATCCAGTGCAGGATGGCCTGCTTCGACCAGACGTGGTGCACCGGGCTGAGCCCGTCGAGGCCGTGATGGCGCGGGTAGAAGAACGCCCAGTCCACGACCTCGTGGTCGAAGTAATACTTGGACGCGTCGTCGGACCGCACGTGCTCCTTCTCGACGTAGTAGATCTCTTGTAGCTCGGCGCCGCACTCGTCGCAGGCGCCGGGCGAATCCTGGACGGCGGCGTCGCGATGTATCGGGCACGTCCACCTCCAGCCGCCGATGCGGCCGTCGTCGTCGACGACCGGGACCAGGCGCTTCGGGTCGGCCCTGAGCAGCTCGTCCGGCTCCTTGCGGATGACCTGCCCGCGCTCCATGAGCGGCTGGCCCATCACGGTCGTGTCGCCGGTCGCCACGACGTAGTCCCACCTGAGGACGAGCGTCGCGACGCCGATCCGGCCGTGGTCGGCCTCGCCCATCTCCATGAGCGACCGCAGGGACTGCCCCTCCTTGTTCACCTTCTCGAAGAGCTTCTGCGCCTCTCGCTTGTCGCTCCGGTCCGGCTCGCGGAAGTCCGACGACTCGCAGCCGGGCGACTCGCACTCCTCGACCTTCTCGTCGTACTCGGCCCCGCACTCCTTGCACTTGTGCCTGAACCGCGGCAGAATGAGCGGGAACTGGTTCCGGTACAGCTCCTGGTGGCGCTTCTGGATCGCCTTCGACACCTCGAAGCCGTCGAGGCCCATCGCCTCGAGGTACGTGGACCCGAGGTCGGTGAAGATCTCGTTGAACCGCGTGATGGGCCCGGCGGACGACCGCCTCGAGTGCTTGCCGTCGCTCCCGGCCTCCGGGTTCGGGGTGTCGACCTGCTCGTCGACCGCGTCCGTGACGGCCTTCTGCATGAGCTCGTCGTCGTACGGCATGGTCAGGACCGACGTGCCGTCGTCGAGGTCGGTCCTGGTCATCGACTGCTGCGAGCCGCTCATGAGAGGTCGCCCCCGGAGCAGCTCGGGCACTCGCCCGAGTCGGCCTTGAGGTCGGCCGGCTCGTCGTACTCGTCGCCGCACGTCTCACATTCGCTCCGCGCTGTGCCCCGCTCGCCGTCTACGTCGTAGTTGTCTCTCATCATTGTCATAGTGGCAGGCTCGACATGTCGTGCCCTGCGAAGCTGCTGTCCGGCTCGTCGCCGACGCCCCGCAGGGCGATCTCCACGCCGTCAAGTCGGTCGTCGTGCTGCCCGTTCGGGAAGGCCGCCCACTCGTTCACGAAGCTGGACCAGTCCGATGCGTCGCCGACCAGGGCGACCTTCCCCGACTCGAACCGGGACGACATCTGGAGGATCCTGTCCTCCTTCGAGTCGCCGGAGGACGACGTCCCGCGAACGCGCATGCCGCGGTCCCTCGCCTCCTGGACGAACCAACGCTGCGCCTGCTGGTCCTCGACGAGGATGCGCCCGATGTCCCGGCGGTGGCTCGTCTTGCGCTTGGCCCAGCTGATGCCCTCGCTCATCGACATCCCGCGCCGCCTGTGGACCTTGACGACGAACGTGATGTCGAGGTCCGCCGAGTGGGCGAGGATCGCGAGCGCCCAGTAGTCGGTGTCATTCGTGGCGGCCTTCTCCGCGTCGGCCTCGACCGCCGGGTCCAGGCCGGCGTACCAGGACAGCCGGCCGGAGTCGCGCTGGTCCTCGAAGTCCAGCGTGTTCTCCGGGTCGCCGGTAAAGAGCAGCATGTCCTCGCCGAGCACCTGGCCGGTCAGCGCGTCGGCGTCGTTCTGGTTCTCGCGCCTCCAGACAAGGTTGCCCTGGTTGGCGCCGTACCCGGCGTGCATGTCGACGAGGAGCTTGTTGAGCGGCCAGCGCTCCGGCCACAGGACGGGCACCTCGTAGTGGGGCTCCGCGTCCAGTATCGCCTCGTCGCTGCCGATCCTGTGCACCTCGTCGGCCGGGTACCGGCTCACCTCGCCGGTGTCCGGGTTCTTGGCGACGAGGTCGTACGCCTTCTCCTCGACGATGGTCCAGTCGCCTATGGCCCGGTCCACGGTGGTGTACCAGGTCGGGTTGGCGATGAGGTTCGAGTACAGGTCCTCGGGGTGCTTGCGCGTCCCGAGCACGAGGTACACCGTCTCGCCCTCGCTGCCGAGGTTGAGGTAGTTCTGGAACTGCGACCAGATCTTCTCGCGCCTCGCCTCGGTCCGCTGCGAGGGCCAGTCGACCAGGTCGTCGAAGATGATGAGGTCGAAGTGGCCGCCGGTGATCTTCGAGCCGAACCCGGCGGCCTCGACCGTCGCCTCGCCGTGGTTGGCGTCGTTGACCAGCTCGAGCTCGCTGTTGTTGGCGGTCTCAATCTCGGCGCCGAACTTCGGGCCGACGTCCTCGATGATGTGTTTGACCTGCTCGAGCTTCCCCTCGGCGAGCGTCGAGCCCTCGGAGATGATGAGCGTCCTCGACGTCGGGTCGCTGATCGCCCTCCAGGCCGCGTTGTCGACGGTCCCGGCGTCGGACTTGCCGTGCTCCCGGGGCTTGAGGTGGCAGAGGTGCTTGATGTCGTCCCGCTCCAGGCCTCGCCACACCTGGCCGTAGAT